CTGTTGTTATGCCGCTAACTCGATACTCTATCCTCCTCTTTATTTTACCAGCCAAGAACTTCATAAGTATAGGTAATGACTCTGGTGTCGTGCCACCAATATCAAGGATATTATCTACTCTATCTCTGCACAAGAAGTCATCTTCTAGTTTCCTAGACATATCTCTCAACTTATCTGGCCTTATAGTATGTCTTGGGATAGGGACCTCTATATAACTTCTTGCTTTTATCCTGATGACTTTAAAGATACACTCAGGGTTAGAGATACTATACGAGACTATCAATTTACCGGTTTGTGGTTTAAGGTGCAGGCAGCCAGAGAGTGTTACTATCTCTGATGCTAATGCTATAGAGTATGGAGATAAAAGCGTCCTATTCATAGATTCTCCTGATGAGAAGATTTTCTCCATCTCGTGATTAGGTAATACTGTTGACCTTGCCATGAACATAGGGTTAATGTTAAGATTAATATCAGATTTATTAGACATAGCTCTTATCCGACTAGTTCCTGCACCACCTGTTGCTACTACAGAAGGTGCTGAGTAACCTAGATGTGCTACGATAGCTCTAAGCGGGATAGATGCCTCAGGGTTGTGGGAAAGTATTAAGCTAACTTGCTTTATAAGCTTGTATGGGATGTTATTGTCATCAGAATTCTCAGAGGAAAACTCAAGCTTATCTAGTGAAGCACCAACCTGCATTGCTTCATGATAATAAGGCAAGTTGAATGACGTAGCAGGAGGCACTGAACCGAGACCAGTCCCTGCATGATCGATTAGATCCACAATGACATTCACCATATATTTACCTGTATCTGTTAGCGAGATATATGACCTCGGGGCTAACCTCAGTGGCAAAAATCCTTTCCTTACTAGCTGATTACTCACTCTATTAATCAATTCGTTTACACTCGTATTAGTGCTAGAAAAGCTCTTAAACTGATCTATAGCCTGTTTCACAAGCCTAGTATCTTTTGCTTGGAGTGATCTTAGTTTATCGTGACCTAACTGCTTTAACGCGCCCTTAGATCTACCTTCACTTAACGCTAACTCAAATGCAATCATATCTGGAGATTTCATTATTATAGAATTTATCAGGGAAGGTGTGAAGCCAACTGTATTGCTTATAACCCCAATTATACATGATGTTAAGTTCCGGTTCAATGGGTGATTCACTTCTTTACCTCCATTCTTAGTCCTTAAACAATTTGCTGCTGACATAAGAACTGATATACCAGATGTGTCTGGGCAGTTAGAGCGTAAGGAATTTCCCATGAGGTAAGTTACATCTGAGTCCTGATCATCGCACATGTGCTTGTCTATGTAGCTTGCCAATCTGGATGATACCTTCGATTCCTTCTTCCCCATGATAACAAGGTCTGATAAAAACTCGATAGTTGAGTCAGTATCATAATTAACACTCATTGTCATACTGCTGGGAAGTCCAAATCCGCCTAAACATCTAGGTAGTATAAGTATGCAGAATGCATCTACAATAGGGATACCAGGAGACAGCCTCTTTAGCTTTAAATACCCATGGTATAATAGATGTGGTTCAATTAAGCAGGATGGGAAACCACTATTGCAAGTGGCACGTGCCTGACCAATGAAAGTATCCATCGTTGTGCTGACTGTCTGAAGTGAAGTGGTCTTCTCTATTATGGAAAATGCTGCTAAGGGTTTAACATAGGTTTCAATGAACCGACCTGAATCTGATACCTCGCCTAAATACTCAAAAGTTGTGGCAGATATGAGTGTCTTTCCAATGTGGAATATAAGGCCTAGCTTTGCATATGCACCTTGTATAACTAAGACTATCCTCTGTATCTCAGCTCTCGCTAATTCGAGTGGTCCCTTTATCATAAAGTAGAGAACGCCATCATCTGAATACGCTAATACTGCACCGCTGACACCTGCTTCCCTAAGAGCTGTTTCCATTATACAAACGTGAAGTGCCGTCCAGTTAAAATTGAGGAATCCTTCAAACCCTCCAAACACTCCAGAAAAGTCAGCACATATCCCTCTTGTGTTATGGGCTACAACAGCAGACCTAAAAGCTATATCAAGCCTCTTAAGGATAGGATCACCTGTTAAATCTGACAGTATAGAGCCAATACATCTTAGGTTCTGTCCTGGGAACTTCTTTGAGAATTGTGACATATCGAAAGATAATAATACTGTCATAGCTTCACCCCATACACCTGAAGCACTATGAGCATATGATCGGAGATCACTTTCTCTAGATTTATAATTCTTAGTTATAGAATTCCCTAACTGAGACTTGGTGATGTTTTTGCATAGTCTCTCAACTAATGATAAGTACTTCTTCATCTTCAAATTAGCAAGATAAAACATTCTAGTAACTTCTTTATGCTTTTCCCCACTCTTAGGCTCTGTTGCAACACAATGGAAGGCTTCAGGATCACTCGATCTAAAAGTTTGGAGCATCTCTGGGGTCACCTTATCAGGGTCACCTCCTGCATACTTATTTTCGAATGCTATGTGCTTATCCACTATCTTTGCGAAGTAATCTCTACTATCTTTGCAACTTGGGTTGTCACCTTTAATGTAATGGCTGTATAAATCTGATTCAAAATAACTCTTACCAAGAAAGGCTTTTTCTACTTTACCTAGTAAGAATTGCTTATCTCTAGTCCAGTTCACCTTTGGCTGCGAAGATACTTCTGCACTACAGTGTGACTTATCCATCACTCTTAGATCTATATTAAGGTAGCTACAGAAAGGCTCTTGAACTTCAAAGACAATAGGGATCCATCTCTCTATAGGTACATCTGAGATCCTCTTATAGTCCGGGCTAGGCTTTGATATTTCTTGTAATATATAAGGGTCACCATCACAAATCCTTAATGCCTCACCTGATTTAAGAGAAGCTCTGAAGAATGACCTCTTAATAGTACCTATCAATGATGGCATAGATTTAATATCAATTGGGTTAGACTCACAAACTCCTACAACACTTTGAAAGCACTCAACTATGTCAACATCAGGTTGGGGTATATACTTATAGAGATGAGACATCTGTATAGTAGAGTACTTATCATCAAACATATTATGGTACCTATCAAGCATCTTGTACATCATACTTTCCTTCTGACCATCATAGGCTGAACAGAGTAACTTTGATGCTTGAACACCCATTATGTTATCCCTTGATAGTTCCGCTATAAGAACATTTCGTGCTGCTTTCAACCATTCTCCTAAAGCTTCAGGATTTGAGTCAGCTACTGACGTTATATATTTTAGTAACTCACCACCCTTGTTAGATTTAGGACCTAGTATATACTCAGACCCTATTAAGTAATTTCTGTAACTTAGGAGTGTTTCTAGGAGCCTCTCAAAGTGTAGTGTAGTTAGGCAGACAGTAGTCCTCCCCAACCTTACAAGAACAAGAGACCCAAGAGACACTAGCCCTAGATCACCTAATGATTGCTCTAGGCCTGCTATGTCTAACTTATCAGGTCCACCCTTAGCCTCTACACTATCTCCAAGATTTGATCTCAGAATAATTCTTTCAGAAGCCTTACATGAGTTGAGGTACATGCAATTTAATGACTCATGTATCGAGAGGAGCTTGATAGATAACTCTGAGTCAGTTCCCTCCTTGAATGAGTTATAATCACTGAGTTCAAATGTACTGTTCGACCTAAGTCTACCTAGCCTCATGATTGCCTTAAATTCCTTTAATATTTCTGTACCACAAGATATCTTACCAGATAGAGAAGCAAGTAGTGCACGATGTATCTCACCATTCCCAGATAGAGTCCCCCAAGGTATAGCAAGCTTACTACCATCTAGGTCACCGGAAATCCTTTGCCAGTGTTTCAAGTCATGACTTATCGTTGAGACACATATCTTGTACCCTGTAGAGACATGATTAGCCAATAGTCTCTCCTTACTACAGCGATCTGCCTTCCTCTTAGATACTTTGACAAGGCCCAACCATGTGCTTATCACAGTGATTTGATAGTAAAGATCGACTATTACCATTCTATGGGGCCCAGTATATAAGCTATAATCCCCCTGCTATTTATCCAAACTTGCCACCAGTATAGGGCTGTCAATTATCCTAACAATCTACTACTATCAGTTAGAATACTCAGTTACCTAATTCTGAGTGAAATAATCATATACACTATTGGTCGTCCTTCTTTATATTTACTTTATCTTTGCTTGATTATATTATTTTGTGTTTTTT